CCTTAGCCGTGTTAGCCGCCTGATCAATTGCCTGCTGGTTGCTGTCTACATAACCCTGTGACTGCTCATTGCCTGACGCGATTTGTTCAGAACGGGTACCACGAGCGCCCCGGTTGAGGGCATCAATGCCGGTTGTGGAGTCTTCGGTCGAACCGCGCTTTATATCAGCAATAGCCTTAGTGATTTGCTCATGAGCCTTTGAAGCCGCTTCAAAGGCAGCCTGAGCCTGTTTGGTAATCACTTCGTTGTATGCAGCAGATCCAGCCGTGAAGGCCGAACGCCTCGCATCCCAATAGTCGTATACCTGTTTGAGAGACACATTGCCCTGCAGCTTTTCAGCCTCAAGCGTTGCAACCATTCCCTGCAGTCGTAACGCTGCAGCCTGCTTGGCCTGCTCCGCTGCGGCCTTGCTGGCTTCCAGGCTCTTATTCTGAGCCTCCAGCTTGGCGTTCAGAATCTCCGCAGCTGCCTCTTTCTGTTGATTGAGGATCGCGGTGATGGTGCCTTTATCGATAGCAATATTCGCTGACTCGTCCAGGTTACCACCGGTATAGTCAGCCTGTTTCGCGCCGGTCTGTCTCGCGGCAAGATCCTGACGGGCCTCTGCCAGACGCGCATTCTCAGTGTCCTGAATCGCCTTCTGTGCTGCTGCTGTCTGAGCAGGAGTAGTGGCATTGGCCAGACTATAGGCATCGTTATCAGATTGGACACCGAAGGCTTTATTTGTGCCTTCACGATCAGCAGTTCCCTGCTTACCCATCAGTAGCGACCAACCAGACAGATGGTTCTTCGATAGCAATTCGTTCAGAGCGCCGTTACTCTTCTCAATCGACTCAGCCAGTTTGTCAGCAGCCAGCCTCGCTTCATCCATTGCGATTGCAATGTTATTGACGGGCTTGTGCTCAAGCTTATTGATTGAGTTCTGCAGGGTGTCATTGGTGAGTTGCAGTTGATCAACAGATGTCTTTGAGGCAAGATTCAGAGATGCGAACCCCTGAGTGATCGCCTTAGGCATGTTGTTTGCAGTCTTTATGAATGCAGCAGCCTTTTCACCCGCACTCACAAGCATGGCACCGAAGGCCAGGCCACCGATAAGAGGGAATGCGGCCTGCAGCACCTTGCCTACACCGGGAATGGTTGTAATGAAACGCTCAACCGCCCTGGTGTTGCGGGTAAAGTCACCATTCATCTCTCTGATGGAGGCGGATGCCGCTTGCATCTGAGATACCGTAGAGTGCCCAGCCTGCTTAGCCTTGCCTGAGAACTTATCCAGCTCAGCCTGTGCTGCTTTGATCCCGGCAGTGAACGTAACGGCGTTCATGCCAAGATTCACTTGTACTGTATTCGCTGAACCGGCCATTTAGTTATCTCTCATTTCAGTTCCCTGCCTTGGTTATCTCCTCAGCCAGTACAGCGGACATGACTTCTGCCACCTCCTGCTGAGTTGACTCAAAGGCAGGACGCACGAATGGATAAGCAGGCACACTGTCCTCATGAACCTTTCCGGGTCCACGAGTCTTACCGTTTGGAAGGAGTTTGTTGTATCCGTCAGTGACAATCCTGTGGCCATGCTCCACCCAGAGTGCGAGGCGGACGGTGTATTTGTCAGGACCAACGACGGCCAGAGGGTTTCCCTGATCGTCTTTCGTCATTTTCACAACGATGTCACTGGCCAGGGCACCGACAGGATACATACCACCGGCACCTTCGATCTTCACAGGGGCACGTTCTATGATTGCAGCCTGGATGATGGCAGCGCCTGCCCTGAGAGCCTTACGCTGCGCAGCAAGTGACTGCTTTACGCTCAGATCGGCAAGCTTAGCCTGTAACTCTGACAAGCCTCCTACATCAATTGAAAACCCATCGTCCGGCATCTTCGCTACCTCTTAACCATCTGCATGAGTACGTTGCTCAGATTCAGGGCCAGGTCTTTACGTTTCCGTTTGCCCATCCTGACCGCTGCCCCAGATTCCGCTGCAGCCTTAGGCTTATTTCTCTTCTTTGCCCATTGGCTAGGCATGAAGTCCAAGGGCGAGGTTGGCTTCTCAGGAGTCTTGAAACCCGTGTTGTAAAGGGCAGAGATGAGTTGAGCCGTCATGAACTCAGAGGCTTCCAGGCTGCTCCTGCGACGTTTCACAAGTGCATCAAATTGCCTGGGTGTGAGATCAAAGAACTCATCAGCAGACAGTTTGAGGTCGTATCGTGCGACAGCCCAGAAGTGCAACCATATATCTTGAGCCGGGGTTACACTACCGGCAGCGCGGGGTCCGCATTAGCGTCCTTATCTTCGTCAGAAGGATCAGCGAGGGATGCCAGATAGGCCTGGGCGATGCCTTCAAAGATCATGCCCATGTTTCTCAAGGTGACAAGGTTCATCACTTCTTCAAAAGTGATTTTGGGCTGATGAGAGATCAAGCCAGCATAGAGCAGGGGGACAACTTTCAATGCATCCATGCTGGAAAGGTCCAAGGCGTGAAGCAGGTTGCAATCGACACCAATTTTGCGTAACTCAGCCTGTGCCAGCGCCAGAGCAAGGAAATTGAATGTAAGGAAATAACTCTTCCCGCTCAGCTTGATCTCAATTTTAGGCAACGTCGGGTCAATTGCCGGGTTTCCAGCAACAACAACTTTCTTAGGCATAATTTCCTTTGAGTGAAAGGTTCAGCGAAACAGGGCCTCCGTTAGAAGGCCCCTGGTTTAATTAGCTTCCTGCAGTGATAACGATGTTGTTGATCTGAACCGTCAACTGGCAACTGGATACCTTGGTCTGTGACGCATCAAATCCACCAGCCGAAGTCACCACACCCGAGATGGTGTAGAGATTGCCCGTGAGAATCTGGCCCCACAGGGGCTCATTGGGAAGCTGAAGGGTAAAATCGTATGCGACTCGCGACTGAGCAGCCGCCAGAAGTGCAAGCTGCCCTGGATTGTTGGGAACGTTGTTATACGTTGCAGTCAGAGTTCCCCAATCGAACAGGGTACCAAGGTTCTGAACCACGTTTCCCGAGTCAAAGTTTGTATTCGTGGTGGTGCTGGTCTTCCAACCATCGAACTTGAAATCAGAGATTTCTCCGATGGCTACAGGGGTTGCAGCGGGGGTCACTCCGGTAGGACCAAGGATGGAAAGAATTGTGCCGCTGCCAAGAACAGCAGCTTTAGACGCAGTGGAGGTAAAAGGCATGGGTGAAACTCCTAATTTTTACTGGGGTGGTGTGTAACCGGCTTTAGCCGTTGTGATGAGCCTGATCTAGTCTGGAAATCTGCTCTTTCATGTAGTTCATCGTTGCCTCAATCCCAGACAGCTTTGAACTAATCTCAGGCAACATATCCAGCTTCCGGATGTGTTGTTCAAACGACTTCACATCCTTATTAATCAGCGCGACATCCTGCTTCAAGCCCTGGATAGCAACATCGTTCTCTCTAACTTTTAGGTCTGTCTGTTCCAGCCTGAATTTCTGAACAGCGGAGTCCGCACTATGACGCAGAGCCTGTCTAAACAGACCCCCACCGAACAAAGCACTCGCTACACCGCATATAACTGTAGACGCACCAAGAATGGCCTCAATTGAGATCACGTTTACCTCTAATCTGATCCCGTGGGAAAGTGATACAGGTGAGAGTTGTTGGGCTCACCTGCATTTGTTGACAACTACTGACTGAAAGCCTGACCCATGTTCGAGTAAAGATAAAACTCAGCGAGCGCCCTGAATTGAAGCGTCTCGTGGTCGTCAAAGTCGATATTTTGTAAGAATGTAATGAAGAGATTGTTTGCCTTATACCCATTGAGCGTAGTTACTACGGCTGCTCTTAGAGTCACTGCATCCGCATAACTATTTCCCCAGCACGAGACTTCAACCCGGTATCTTTGAGTTCCCTGTCCGTCCTGTGTCAATTGCGAAGAGCCGCCAACAAACATGAAGTGTATGGCTGGCATCGTTGCGTTAGTGGGCAGTCGCACTGGGGAGATGCGGTTATTACAGATGGCAGTGATTGGCTGAGAGGCAAGGAGGAGTTTAGAGAAGGCGAGTTCGACCATTACTCCTCCCCTGCCAGATCGTAGGCCATCAGGACCATTTCTTTGTTAGCCTGGTCTGTGTTCAGCACAGCTTGAATTACATAGGTGTGAACCACACCCGTTGTTGGCTCTGTGTACACAATCTGCTGCTTGGCGCTGATAATTACTGAGGATGTCCACCTGATTGTGATTCGGTAGGCAATCTTGGAAATGAATTCCGCTGTCGAGTAGATAAGCTGAGAATTCTGAATATCGATGTTTGCCCAACAGGTGTAGATGGTCTGCCATGTAGCGGGAAGAGGCTGCTGGAAGTTATCGAGTTGGTCTGTTGATTGGGTTTGGATCTGAATACGCCGATTTAATTTTCCTGAATCCATTAGCGGTACCCAATGACGTGGATTTTCTCCACTTCCAACAGGGCATCAGCGCCAACGGGGATATTCTTCAGATTCAACTCAGTTGTTTCACCACGATGGTTGTACCAGTGATCAATAAGCAAAAGCATCGCCTGGATGATCGTCTGTGGGATTGTATTCACGATAGTTCCATCACCGTAGCTTCCTGCTACGTAAGTAATGGTCACTGAGCCGGGAATGTAGTTATTCAGGATCGGCCAGAACATACCCTGTGCGGGTGTGATTCTCGCAGGCAACGAAGTTACATCCAAGTTATATGAGGCTTGATCCAGCGTTGCTTCTTCACCGTTGCTATCGATGTATGTGATTGACGTAACGCTCTGAACCCGGTTGTGTGGAAGATCGATAGTCACCCTGTCCCAGTACCATGTTCCGTATGGCCATGAGTCACGTTCAGATGGTGATCTGCTTCCTTCGATACGTCCATAAAGTGGAAAGAAATCGAGTGTTCTAATCCATGTCTGTGTGAAGAAGGCGCGATTGGTGCGCTTTTCACAAAACTGTCTAGCTGCAATGATCAGGCTCGTAATAAGGGTGTCATCATCAGGGAAGTCCACGCGACACTGCTGCTTGGCCTGCTGCAACGTGACAGGTTCTACCGTTGGGGGCGTTATGAGTTGGGTCGAGAGGAACAATGGCAATCCTAGATGTTAATAAAAAGAGGGATGTGGTTAATAGCCACATCCCTTGTTTTGTAACCGCCCAGGTTACTTGATGGTGATGGATACAATCGGGTGGGTTCCAGCATCCGTGACCACACCTCCGACGCGAGCGAATCCGACGAAGCCGGTCTCGTATCCAGCCGCGAACAGTTCGTTCAAGCGGAGAATTCCGATACCCGGATTCTGCTGGCGGAAGGTGTAGCCTTCTTTGAAATCGCCTAGGAGGACAGGCACGTTGCCCGTAGCCACGCCGGGAAGCTGAGTGACCAGCTTTACGGGGTATCCGAGAATCGAACCGACGAAACCCTGTTCTGCCGAGCCGTACCCGGCCAGGAAGATCGGACGACCGTTGGCGTCGAGGATAGAGAGGACCGCGCCGAGGGTAGCGTTCGACATCGCCCAAATCGCGTTCTGCTGGTAATCCGGGTCAAGCAGGACCGTAGCAGCGACGAAATCTGCGTAGCCCAGCTTATCCGTCGTCGCGCTTGTAAGAGTGGACGCGGTGTCATAAGCGGCGGTCAACGAAGCAACCGAGCCTCCATCACCGGCGAGGATCAGGTTCGAAGCGCCACGGAAGAATCTCTTAAGGAACTTGTCACGCAGCCACTTCTCAACGTCAAACCCGGCATCGGTCAGGAAGCCGTTGTCAATCTTCACAACACCAGTGGTGAAGTTGTCCACTTGGAGGGTAACGCCAGTCAGGGTGGGATCTACTTCACCAGCGGCAGTTCCGACAGTTACGGACTGGAGCGAATTATTTACGTCGTTGTCAAAAACCATTTTGATGGGATTGCCGTGGTCGGTTTTGATCACGTTCACGAGGTCATATATCTGGCCATAAGACTTCTGAGCAGAGATCACCTGGGGATTGAAGCCCACCGGGATCGCCACACCAGAGTTCACAACGGTAAGGTCGCGAGATTCAACCTTGCCAGTCACCATGTAATGGCGAAGTTCCTTCGCCTGACGCTGCTGAAGAACCTCAGCACGCTCCTCAGGATCATTCGACTCCGAAGGATTGGGGCGGGGCTGGTTCACCGGCTCACGAAGGGCCGCACGGTGCTCCTCAACTGCCTTCAGACGGTTGATGTCACCATCAATAGAGGTAACGTCGGCCAGCATGACATCGAACTGGCTGCGCTGCTCCGCAGTAACGTTTTCGCCTGCCAGAAGGGCCGTTGCGCTGGCCATGAGGGTATTCTTTTTCTCTTGCAGTTGCGTGAGAGTCATTTGTATTTTCCTTGGTTGTTACTGGGTTAGTGCCAGGACCGTATCGCGGCAGGCGATTCTTCCAGGCGGCAGGCAGACGAGTGCGATTGAACGCAACCGTAGGAACGGCGCATCCATCCTGCGTAGATCAAACTGGTTTTGGGTTATAGCGAGAGGAAGGCTAGACGCATCTCCATCTTTCGCTTTTCACTGTCGGATACAAGTGATCGCATTGCTCCAATACATTGAGGAGCGGACGAGCAAATACCACATGCACCAACAGAACATTGGGGGCAGCCGCAGGGGCAATCCAAACCATCATCCCCTATGTCACGCTTTTCAAGCCGTGATCGCATTTCCTGGGGCATGGAAGAAGGGAGACTGCGGGACTGCGCTGAAGTTGCTGGGTTCGCTGGATACGTCACCGGCGAAACATCGAGCAAATCACTAAATTCAAGAATCGTGCGGGTGATCGTGCCGTCTGGGTTATCTACCCATTGATCGCGTTTTGTGATGAACGCGAAAGACGACTGGGTTACATCCTTGCGACGCATCGACACCATGAGGTCTTTCGCAAGGGCCGTATCCGGGGGATCTATGACGTACGCCAGCCCACGTGTATCAATGGTCAAATGAAGTGTGCCAGCCGTTGTGCGACCCAGCACGCAATCCGGGTTGTGGTTCCAGAGTGCACGCGTATCAGGATTTGACGCAACCACCGAATCGAAAGCACTCGGGTCAATCTGTTCGATCCACCAACCTGCATCATAAGGCGAATTGAACAAAGACGCATAGCCTGAAATACTCGCTGCCTCACCATCCGCTGAAAC